AAGATGAACAAATAATTTGTTGTCTGATACTTCCGGGATATAAACGATTGCATAAATTATAAAAACAAAAGAAAGTAATCCCGTTAACCCGGTTGCCAACATCATCCAATCAATTCCGTTTTTTCTAACGGAAGATTCTCTTTTTCTTGCTGAATCACGATCATCAATTTCTAATCTGTAAACCTCTTGAAGATGATTATTTGCAATTATCTTTTGTTGGTCAGTCATTTCATCATCTTTATCAATTAGATTTTTAACAACTCCCAAAACACCACGATCGGGTAAAACATCAGCAATTTTATCGAATAATTTTGGAGCAACCTTTTTTAAAAAACCACCGAATTTTGTTTCTTTAATTTTACTTGGCATTATCTATTATTTGTATTGAAACCTCTTCTCCTTGTTCTAACGCTTTACTGATTAATTTGTAAATTCGAACATAAGCAACTGCTGACTTCCCAATATAACCATCAGCATCAATGTTATTGTGACATATATCGCCCACGATTACGCATCCGCTTGTATCATCATCATCATTCCCAATGTGAATTAGAATATACTTGAAATTTGGAACATCTTTGATCTCTAACATTCCGTAATGAACATTATTTCCAAATCTTTTCAAATATCTTTCGTGATGTCCTCCAACTTTTCGATAACCAATTTTATACGTTCCGGATGGTATTCTTGTTTCGTTAAAAACTTTGACCGCCCTTCCTTCATCTTCCAATGTGAAGCAATAAAATACATCATCAATAAATAGCAAACCGACAGTTGATTCATTATTTTCTGAAAATCGTTGAACTTTTATTTTCATTTTCGTTTGTAATTATTTCTTAATTCTAATTCCAATGATCGGATCAAATGTTTGTTATCTTCTATTTGTTTTTCAAGCTTGGAAATTTTTAAATCTTCTTCATCTTTAAGATATTTTAAATCTTTTTCAGAAACCTCTTGTTTTGGCATAACCATTGCCTTATCAATTTTTGAATTCAAACTTAAATATCCGCCAAACACAGAAACAATCACTGAACCTATTACAATGACATTTTGAAATGTTAATGTAAAATCGGGTTTACCATCTCCATCAATATCAATGTTTGCCATCTCTTAAATTATTAACGATTCGCATCACAGTATAAATTATTGATGTCAACAAAACAATCGTTTGCAAAATTGGATTAATTAAATCTAATATGGAAACAAAAAACGCTCCAAAATTCATCCCGTAAATTTTCAAATCTTCCATTTATATAACTGTTATCAAAAAGTCTTCCACTCTCGCAGTTGCATTGTTCTTGTTTGCTTTAATTTGAATCTTTACCCCGCTTGTTTTGATGTCGTTTTTAACATAAAACTGTGTTGTTCTTGAATATCTTACTTCTGTACCATTCACCGCTATATCATCGTGACTAAACTCTACTGATTTTGTTGTGTCAGGAAAATATAATCTTGCATCTAACCTTGTGTTGGCTGATCCACTCGTTACATCAAAATCGTTTCTTATTAACACAATCTTGCCTTCGGGAATCTCTGATAAATCAATAACATTATTTGCAGAATCCCATAAATCTCCGGTAACATAGCTTGGTTTATGTGATGTAAATGTACTTGATCCTGCTTTATTGTTGGTTAAATCTGTCCAAGTATCAACTGATAAATTAATCGGTGTTGTTGTCGTTGCAGTATCTTCATAAAATGCAAAACCACCTTGAGCATCATAAAGAGCATTTATCGAATTTTTAATTTCATTCATATCAGATGCTGAAACCTTGTATTGATTCGCTAAAGCCGAAATCTGATTATCTATTTTGTCAGTAAATGTAATTTTTGCCATTATGATTGTAATTCGTTTTGTAATTCACTTTGTAACCCTCCGCTTGGATCAATCTGTTGTACCTTATTTGATAAATCAATGACCGCTCTAAAATATGTTTTATCATCAGCATCTTCTTCAAAATATGATGTATTTTCTAAAACGCTTGTATAAACATTAAAACCATTTGAACTTAAATCAAAATATCCGTTTGATCGTGTTCTAACTAACTTCAAAACATCTGAAACAATTTGATTGCATTGTAACTCGCCTCCGGAATCAGAATCAAAGGCAGTTACAACTTCAATTCTCGTTATGCATTCCAACATAAACGAATCTCGATTAAAATCAAGCTCATTATTTTGCAACGAATAAACTTTTATAAATGGTTCTGTGGCATTAGATGGAACACGATTATAAACATCAACAGATACACCATTTGAAACGATTGAATCTGTTAATCGATCTATAATAGCTTTTCTGATAAAATGTAATGCCTCAATCATTTAAGAGATTCTTTAATTTTACGATTTATTCTGTTGGTTAACAATTTTAGGTTTCTGTAAATGTTCGGATAAAAATAAGGTTTTGGTTTTCTAAATCTTGATCCAAATTCTTGAACTACTGCATAATCAAAATTATCTTCGCCTAATGCTATGGATTCAACTAATGCTTCTTTTTTATTTATCTTAATATGAACTTGACTTCTTAAATTCCCTGTGTCAACAGGAGCATCTCGAACAATATCACCTTCAGATTTTAATGCAAACAATCTGATTGATTTTGATGCTTCTTTTTTGTCGATTTGATACAACTTTGCCAACTTTGAATTTAAAGCAATCATATCTTTTTTGTTGAGTCTAAATTCATTCTTCACGATGCACCGCTTTTATTTTTGTAAAAAAACGATCAACAGAATCAAACTTATCTGTTAATCTATATTTGCCGGGAATGTTTTCAATCTGCAATAAATCGCCAATGTACAATTCATCAGATGTCTTTTTTCGTATGATTAATTCCATTTCCTTATACAATGATCGCTTTCCATTTTCTTGCCTAATTTCACCGCTTAAATCTTTTTTGTCTGCCCAAATATTCATAAACAAAGATTGAGTTGAATTATAACCGCCAAAACCATCTGATGATTTTGATAATCGATAAACTTCAACCCTTGTATTTAATTTCCCTGCATCCATTATATAAACAAGGATTTATAAGATGTAAGCATTGTTCTAACATCTGTTGGGATCATTTCAAATTTCTGTTCTTTAAAATCAGATCGATTGTCGTAATATGTGCTGACCAATTGCATCATCGCATTTTTGATTAAGCTTCCACTAATACCGGATGTGACATATGTAACCTTGACCTCTTTTGATGGCAATGTTGGTAGTTCAATAATGGAATCATCTATTCCATACACCTCGTAATCAGCAACCACAGAACCATCAACTGTAACTTCGGATATTGAAGAAATAGGAGCAAATGGCAATTCAAAGCGATCATTTACATCCCTTAAATAATACGTTCTGTTTTTTGAAACAATATCTTTTGAAATGTAATTTTCGCACCAAAGCCTTGATTGACTAATCATAGCACTAATCAAGTTGTCATCAGCAGATGTATCAACTCTTATATAATCTTTTGCCTCTTGAACCGTTACAAGTTCATTGCCTAAAGTTGAATTGATTTTTATTTGCGTTAAAAAACCATTTTCCATTACTTTTTACGTTTTGTATATTTTCTTTTTGGCTTAAATTCTTTTGTTTCTTTTTCTATTTTTTCTTCTTTGAATTCAACGCCTAAACCTCTATTAATATAATGCCTTGCAGTTTTAGGATCAAGATTTATAATATCACCCTCGTTCCGGAAACCCTGAGATGAATAAACTTGTTTTATCATTTTTATTTTCATACTGATAATTTTAACAAAGATAAAAAAAAAGAGAGCATCAAAACGATGCCCTCTCTTCAACTCAAAAACACAATAACTTATTCAAAAAGAATGGAATTCAAATTTATTAAAATAATGTCTATTTTTCCCCTCTAAATTCAATCTAATTGTACTCATTTTACCAATATTTTTAATAATAAAAAATCCATTGTAATAATGTATATAAACGGCAAAAAAATCAACTTCTTCTTGAGAATAACCATTAGAATCTGTTGTTAAATTTACTTTAAAGGATTTTTGATCTTCTTTAATATCTTTAAAATTAGATTTGACTTGTATTTTGTAAAATCGTTTACCATCATCAACAACAATATCATATCTTGAATGTGGACTAATTGGTAAGCTTGGAAGAATTCCCCTCCTTAAGCATTCTACACAAAATTTAAGTTCAGCAGATACCCCATTTAGATTGGAATTCATATCACAAAAATATACAAAAAAAAACCATCGCATTTTACAACGATGGCTTTCCAAACTAAACAATAAAACTAAATAAAACTATATCAAAGATGCTTCAAAACAATGTCCTGAACACCAATCACCTTCACATTCACGACCGCATTCACGACATTCGTTTTCATAATTATTTTCATATGCAGGATTTCCATAATCTACTGTTTCCATTAATTCCTGCTTTTAATTTCATTGATACGCACTTCCACTTCGCTTAATCGTTCTGCAATGTAAAGATAGTCAGCAGTTATTAAATTGCATTTATACCTTCGCAACTTACTAATTTCATTTAAATAGATGGTTGCCCAATTAAAATTATTTTCTGATTTGCGTTCCATTTTTAAGATTTGTTAAATAAAAAGTTAATGATTTGAATTAATATATAAGAATCCCCTGCAAAAAGAATTGAAAATAAAATTAGCAATTTAATTTTGTTAATGCGATTCTGTTTTTTTGTGATCTTCTTTATCACGATGTAATCTTTGACATCCATATCAAACATTTAAGATTGTGCATACAACGATAAACAAAACTGTTAAGACAGATGCAACCGCATAAAATGAAGCTAAATAGATGATGTTGTTTGGCGATTCTTTAAGCCATTTGATTAACCATTCATACATAATTAAAAGTTTTTGAGTTTAAATATGATGCAATCTATAAACTTTTTTTTAAAAAACAAAATATATCTTTAATAAATCATTTTGTCCGGTAGTTTTAGAGCAAAAAAAAAGGGATCGCAATGATCCCTATTTTAATGTTTATTTGATTGTTATATTAAATTATTAGCGAATTCAATTGCTTGATCTAATGTAAGATTATCAGCCATTATTGTAGCTTTTTTTGGAAAATTAGTTTTTGTTTTCCAAACAGTATGACTTGAATCTTCATTATTTGTTGATCCAACAATTGAAATTTCAATATTACTATATATAGAATGATTTAAAGATTGTTCAGTTGTTACTGATATTCTGTTTTCTTTTTGGTTTTCTTTAGTAAAAGTTTTTTCTTCTTTTGTGTAAGTTGGAAAAATTGATTCGTAGTTCATAATTTCTATTGTTTTATCGTTTTGTTGATACAAATATAAAAAAATATTTTCAATTTTAAACTATAATTTAAAAAATATTTTCAGTTTTACGCAAAAAAAAAGGGATCGCAATGATCCCTTTACTTGATGATTGTTTGAATATTTTATAAATTAAAAATATCTTTAACAATTTTGCAATTTGGAAAATTTCCAATTTCTTTTTTTGCATCAGATTCAGTTTCAAATCTTTTTGCATCTTTTACATCTCCAAATTGTGGTATGATAATACCGCCAAATTTGAAGTTTTTTATAAATGCTTTTCGATTGTTGATGATTATAAATTTCATAATGATGTGTTTTATTGTTTTTGTTGATACAAATATAAAGTAAATATTCTAATTAAAAAAATATTTTCAATAAATAATGCAAAAAAAAGGGAACAAATATGCTCCCTTAATTTTATAACACCTATTATTATGGTGTTTCCAAAGCAGTTTTCGCAGTTGAAAAAGTTCCCTGAACAATCGCATTTGGCAAATAATTTGTCAAAGCCACTCGCTCTTGAACTCTTACAGTTACAAAACCATCTCTGAAATTCGTTGAATCATCTCTGCTAAATTCAACTGATAAATTTTCACGAATCCAAAGTTGGGTTGCTTGTGCAAGATTTCCAACTAAGAATTTTCCTGATGTCACCGCAGTATTCGTTGTTACGGGAATCCCTAAGATCGTTGGTTGTAATCCGCTGAAGATTTGTTGTCTTAAATACTCATTCGCAGTTGATTTAAGCAAGATAATCTTGTGTAAATCTGTTGGATTTAAGATGATTGAATCGCCTTGATAATTTAATAACGATAATTGATTACAAGCCGCAACTAAAACATCATATTCATTCGCTCCTTCAACTGATTGGTAGAATGCACCTCCTGATGTTGTATCGAATGCAGTTCCATCTGTAAATAGTCCATCAAGATTTGGAGATGATCCATCACCATTTAAGATTTCATTATCTTCAATTGATAAGATTTTACCGGGAACTCGTGCAGATAGATAGCCTGATAACTGCGGAGTGTCAGCCAACATTTCTTCGGTAATCCGCATAAACGTTCCGATCTTCTCAACGTTTACAGATGTAGCAGTAATATCAAAATCAGATTGCCCTAATGTAGTACCCTGAGCAATTGCAGAACCTCCATCATCATAAGCAGACTCTTTCGGATATCGAATCGTTTGCGAATCAGTTGATCCGTTTGGAATCAATTGTCTGATGTGGGTTGGTCTTGTAGGATCAAATTTAATTGTCGGTAAAACTGTTTCCTGCGCAACGACTCCGGTGTAGGTATTAGCCATTGTCATATCACCTGCCTTGATTTCAAAACGACTTGCGTTTGAATTACCTTTTACGATTGAATCAATAGCACCACTTTTTAAAGCTTCATCTAAAGAACCTTTAAATGTTGTAGGTTGGTTTGAAGAATATTTTTTGTTTGCCATTTCGATAGCATCCATTCTGTCATTTGCTGACTTGTTTTTTGCAACAAATTCTTCAGTCAAATTTTTGATTTCACTTTTTAAAGAAGATTCGATTTCTCCTTTTACGTTTTCTTGCGATTGGTTGAATGCCTTTTCAATTTTTGCATCAACAATATTTCCAATCTGATCAAGTTGTTGTTTAACTTCCTCGTTCATTTTTTTTATTTTAAAGTATTTAACAAATATTTATATATCTCACTTGTATCATCTTTTTTCGTTATCGGCTTTGTGGATTCCTCCGGCAAAGTGATCAAATCGGAAACCGATGATTTCAATTTTAATAATTCACTTTCAATTGCGTATCCAAGTTCATCTGATATTTCGCCCTTCCTAACAACTTTAGATAGGTTATCAAATCTTTTTAGAAACAAATCTTTATCAATGTTGCCCTTAACGTTCATTATCATCGCTTGATCATTTGTGTTCTTTTTGTATTGGCAAAATACCTACCGAATTTTCGGTAATCACTCCTGCTTTCATTAACTCAATAACATCTTTGCCAAGTTGCGTTTTTGGAATTGATGCCTCAAAAACTAAACCTTTTTCATCTTCGTACAAATTAAACGGTTTTCCCAAAGGCTTAGTCATATCGTGCTGATACAAATATTTAACCCGATGACCATTTTCTTTAATGGTCTTTGTGTATGCACCTCTACGAATTACATCGCCATCAGAATCAATGTTTCCAAAGATTGAACCATATCCCTTAACGACTCCGGATTTCTCATCCGCATCTATTAAATCACCTAATGGTGACGATTTAAACAACATTGTATTCATATTGCAAAGATATTAAATTCTGATTAAGGGATTATTTTGGACATATATATCAGCACAGATGGTATTGTGATAAAAATCATATCTAAAAATACGTTCAATAATGGTTTCTGAACACCATTCAAATCAATCATCGCAGATTCTATAATTTGTTTTATGAATGAAAAAAATAAGATCATCAAAACACCTTTAAATCCGTATAAATTGACAATAAAAAACGAAATGATTGTTGAGTAAAAAAAAGATAACAAAACATCTTTAGAAATCGATTTTACTATTTTTTTAGATTTATTAATGAAATCAAACATATTTAAAATATTAAAGTTCTTCTTTATGTATTGGAATAATTCTACATCTGCAATTTATATTATTAGAAGCTTTTGCACCTCCACCGGGAAACATTAAATCTTCGCCTCCCACATTAAATTTTGAATTCCAATCTGCAGTTTCTTTGTTTGCATCATCGTGTGCATCTCTTGTCCTATCATCCCTTGTTGCAATCCATTCTTTAATCAAATTTTCTGCTCCATACATATCAGCATTTGTTTTCCAAATAGCATAATTTGAAGCGTTAATTGATTCTGTTCTGACCACTCTTCTTGCTTGATAATCAGCATAACCGCTGAATTTGGATTGCAAAATACGACCTGCTTGCCTTTCGTTTAATGCTTGAAATTCTTTATCTCTCATTAATCTTTTCAAAGTTGTTTCAAGTTGTTTTTTTGCTGAACCTTGAACCAATCCACCCTTCACTTCAGAAACCTTTAATCCTACATTTTGAAAATTTGCTCTCCAAATGTCATCGTAACCACTAACATTATAAGCGTTTGGAAATGCGTTTTGAAATCTGTTAACACTAAATTTTGCAAATCTCATTCCAATTTTTTCGTACAAAGTTCTGTACAACTCTTGAATGTCTTTAAGCAGGAATTGATTCAAATCTATTTTAGTTTTTCCGGATGCTAAGAAAACCGATATTGACAAATTATAGTTTTCAATATACCATCTCCGCCATCTTGATATTTCTGATTTTTCGCCCTTATTAAGCTGATCATCAAAATCATCATAATAACTATCCTTGTTTTTAATCATCCTTGTTTGCGATTCGTTTTGCCCAAGAAACCATTGCTTTGCCTCCCCAAAGATTATAAGCTACATAACCTTTATCCCTCCAAGGTTCATCTTTAAATTTAGGATCAATCTTTGCGTTTTCTTCGTGTCTTGCTAAAAATGAATTAATGCGTTTAACAGTATCTAAGGAAATTGACTCTCGATTTGCGAGTTGATTTGCTCTCTTCCATCCGACTTCTGTTCCTCCACGAACAACATCACGACCATATTTCTCACGCCATTCTAACATTCGTTTTGCGTTATTGGTTGCACCTTGCGGATAATCGTTATATGATTCAGCTTTTGTTTCTTTCTTGGATGACATTGGATGACCGCTCGGCAATAAATCTGTATCGTGTTTGCCCGATCTAAACTTTCCGTTTCTCAAAGCAAATAAAAATGAATTTACTCTTGCCATCGCCCATTGCTCAGGAGATGATACATTTGGTCTTACTGATGATGGATTAGTTCTGTACGCTCCAATACCACGAACATAAACATCAGATAAAACTCCCGGTGTTGTTCTTTTGGACTTTACATCTCCGACCTCATCATTATGTTCATCTGCTTTTTTCTTCAGAGCAACTTTAACTTTATCCGAAACTTTTGCTTTTTCTTCTTGCTTTATAATTGAAGCAAAATCATAATTTAAGTTAGTTGGTTGCGGAATCTCAACTTCATTGGATAACGGAATCAAATTTGCAGGAATGTAATATTGATCCATTTGCTCATTTTCTTCATCAACTCCAAATGACATCGCTGATCTCTTTTCGTTTGGTGTTATCCACCAAGCCTTGCTCATCTGATCAACCACTTTGCCCATTTCCTCTTGGAGTTCCGGAATGACTGTGAAATCAAAATCTAAATATAAATTGTTCCCAAATTGCGGAATCAACCAACGATTCAATTCATCACGAATTTTTAGCATCTCAGGTATAACTGCATTTTGATAAAGCGATTTTTTCGCCTCCTTCATATTGTTATAAGTCGATGTATCTGTATTGTTAAGCAGTTGCACCGGAACATTGTAAATGTTACATAAATCTTTTATTGATGCATTGTATTGCTCCAACAATGATAAATCTGAAGCATTCAAACCGAAATTAATCCAAGACAATTTTTTGGAAGATAAAACAACATCTCCTGCATTATTTGAACCTTGATATTGTTGTCTGAATTTCTCTTTTAATTGCTTTGCTTGAACTTCGTTAATATCGCCTTCGTCTGACATTAAAACCCCTCTTGCAGTTTGGTTCTGCAAATATCTGACTCCCGTTGTCAATGCTTCATTGTTTGCATCTAATGATCTTAACCCTGCCTTCAATGGACTCATTCCGTAAAGGTGCGATCCCGTACCATCATAATAGGGATTGAAATCTTTTATGTGACAAATTTCATCAGCATTAATTCTTATTGTTCCATTATATTCTAATGTGTATTCTTTTATCGGGTTAAATATACCACCCGAAACAATTTCCATTGACTGCGATGGCAAAATATACAACTCCTTATATTTTCCTGCATTTGATCCCGACTCCGGTGATATTCCCCAAATGTATCTGTTCCCGGTTAAATTACCATAAGCAATAATTTCAGATAGCCAAGTATTATATGATTGTGCAGGATTTGGTCTTTCTAATAATTCGTGTAATTCTGTATGCTCTAACTCGATCATTGAATTTTTCTGAATCAATTTTGCATTGTGAATTGCTTGTGGATTAAAATCACCCGATGTTAATGCTTTATATCTTTTAAGATCATTTTGACTGCCGATTTCATAAATTTGAAAAGGAATAGTAGTTGATGCCTTCGTGATTAAATTTATGATTGAATAAATCGTTGAGTTATATCTGTAACCTTTGTTAATGTAAGTATCATCATTCTCAGGATTCCAAACAATTGTATCTCCTAAGTAATTATAAATCGCTCTGTTAAACGCTTCATTTGTTTTTTGTGAGTTTTTGTTCAATATACCTTTGAATCTGTCTAAAAGTGATGCCATTTCTCCTTATTATATATTTACAAAGATATTAATTAAACAACAAAGAAATTATTTCGTTTTGAATAGTGAGAATACACTCCATACCTAATTGAATCCATCAAATGATTAAACCGATCAATTGGTTTATTTATAATTGTGCCATCCTTTAACTCTGTCCAATAATACGACTGATATTCCTTCATTAGATTTTTGCTTTCTTTTGAAACGTAAACATCAAATTCTTTTAAAAACGATATCCCTGCATTAATTGAACCCGAACCTTTAACCGCTCCCTTAATGATTAATCCCAATCTTTTCAACTCTTCAATTGATTTAGGTTCTGCTGAATCGCCATAAAATAATAAATCATCATATCCTTCAGATTCAAAGTATTTAAAAAGATCGCCATTTGTCATCCCCTTTTTATATAGTAATTCGTGAATGTATATTTTATCATTTACTTTCTTAATTAAAGTTGCTCCTGCCTCATCATTTGAATAGCCAAAATCCAATCCAATAATCGCTTGGTCGTCCATATCAGGAAAATCAACATAAGGGATAAAGTTCCAATTTGTAAAAATCTGTCTTGCTGAAAAAACCGCTTTTTGCCCTTCACCATAAACCCTCCAATAATCGGGATCACGTTCACGCATTCTTTCAATCTCGAATATCAATTCAGAAGATAAAAATTTGTTATCCTTATAAGTCGTTATCCAAGTATCGCAGTCATCTCTTGGGATTACCTCATCATACAACCAATGCACCGGATCTGATGGATTAAAATCAATAATTATAGAATCCGTTGTCCTCATATTGATTTGTCTAAAATCTTCAATCGTTAATTCATTTGCCTCATTTAAAAAAGCAATGTTCCTTTTTCTTCCACGAATCTTCTGTGGTTCATCAACTGACAAAAACTCCAATAAATGATTTTTGAATCTAAATGTATTTTCTGCTTTGTTATGGATGCCTTGATAATACATTCCAAGATGTTCCAATATCTGAATGATATCTCTTTGAACTGATCCCTTTAATGCAGGAAGCGTTTTCCTAATGATGGATATGGTCAATGGTTTTTCTGATGATCTCAAAAGATAACAGATGTATTGACAAATTGCATAGGTCTTGCCCGACCTTGTTCCACCTTGATGAACTCTGAACCTTTTTTTGGAATTTAAGAGATGCTCAAATTGAATATTGCAATCAACTGTTATCATCCTTATTGATTCGCCATTGAACTATTTCGTTTTCTAATTTACCGGAATGATCAATTTCTTGCCTTTCAATATATCCTCTCTTTTTCCCTTTTGTTTTTAATAGAAATATTGTCGCAGTTGTATTGCCTTCTTGTATTTGTTTATGCAATTGAGATTCAGCAAAATCTAAAGTAATATTATCAATTTGATCAACTTCACTTTTATATATCGGATCGGTTTTCATCCATTGATAATGCGTATCACGATGAATCCCGGCAATCTTTGAAGCAGTTGTTACAACCCCCAATGATTTTTCCAAAGCTTTAATCATCGCTTTTTTCTTTGTCGGATTTTGTCTTTTATTAGCCATATCGCAAAATTAAGCAAATCAATAATAACGGATTTTAAAATTTTATTTGCTGATATAGTCTTTTCCGTTTATTTTGACAATCAATGATGGATCAAGTTTTTGCATTCTGTCAATGATAACTTGACAATATTTTGGATCAAGTTCCATTCCGTAACAAATGCGATTTAATTGATGCGAAGCGACCATTGTTGAACCCGAACCAAAGAATAAATCTAAAACTAAATTGTTTTTTGTTGTAACGTTTTCAATAGCCATTGCCGACAATTTAACGGGTTTTTGAGTTGGATGTAAATATTTAGTACCTCCATCCTTACCAATATTCCAAACGCTACCAATCCTTTTCCCTTTTATTTCTGCCCCTCTATTATAAACTAATGCAACTTCAAAATCTGTTAAAAATGTTTTTTTTAAATCTCCAATACCTCCACCGCCTTTATTCCAAATAATTAAATTTGATAAATTACCGATAGATTTGCAAAATTCAATCCATTGTTCTAAAACCTTCCAACTTGTCCAAACAAACACAAATCCTTTTGAAAATAATGGTATATTATTTATCCATTCGGTAAGGAATACATTGTCATTTTTTAATACATTAAACTTTTCTGTTTTAGTTCTGAAATTAGATTTATAATTTACTCCATATGGAGGATCGGTGAATACCATATCCGCTTTTTTACCATCCATCAGCTTTGCAACTTGATCGTAATCTGTTGAATCTCCACAAAGCAAACGATGCTCCCCAATCTCGATTAAATCGCCAAGAACAACATCAACTTGCATTTCATCGGGTTCTTCGTAGTCATCTTCCTCCGCTTCTAAAACTTCTTCTGTTGGAAATTCAGGTATATCCATCCCCCATTCAACCAATTCTTCCTGATCATATTGATTCGCTAAAATATCCCAATCCCATTCACCGAAACCAACATTGTCTTTTACTATAAATTCCTTCTTCTGTTCTTCACTCCATCCAAAAACTTGTTTGATTGGAACTTCAAAAATGCCTGATGATTTTAACGCTTTCAATCGCATATTACCACCCAAAACCATCATGTTTTCATCAACGATTAATGGTCTTGCTTCTAACATTTCCGGAAATGATTTAATCGATTTAATTAGTTTTTTAAACTTAGCATCTTTGATAAAACGTGGATTCTCGTTATTGGGTTTTATGGATGATATGTTAACCTTTTTTTCCATTTTTATTTTTATTTTCTTCTAACTCTGCTTCTCTAATTAATCTCACAATCTGTTGTTCACGAAATGTAAGTTCTGTAAACCTTCTATTGTATTGCTCTAATGATATAATGCTTAATGGACTCATTTTAATTTTTTAAATCTGTGTACCAATGTATGTTAATTCCAAATAAACCAAAAAATATTTGAATTGTATTTCTTAGATCATTTCTTGGTTCTTCGCATTCTTCAATATCTTCGTTTGTATATACAATTCCGATCATAACCCCGTATAACGGGAAAAAATCAATTTGAATCATTTTTTAAATTTTTTGTAAAGATAAATGTAATAATCCCAAATTTTCTGTTGATATACATTTTCTTTATGAACTATGCCTGACTCGAAACCAACTCCGCCCTTAACACAAACTAATTTAAAACCACCTTTAGTTTTTTTTGGATAAACTTTAATCTCAGCAGATAAACACCATAACATTGACTTATAATGTTCTTCATTTGTGTTTACCTCTTTCCATTGATTTGATCTCATTTTTTTCATTAAAAGGGAACGTTATCATTTAATATTTTAACTCGTTTATCCGGAACAACATCTAATGATCGATAAACACCACCATTTCTGAAATCGGGTGCAGTATAAAAAACTCCTTGTTTTCCGTTTTCTTTTCTTTTCACTTTCTGAATATGTATTGAAACCGCATCTGAATTATATTGTGTTTCTTGTCCTAATTCTCTAAAAACAGTAATACAATTATATGCTTTGTTGAAGAAATCCGCAGAACCCGAAATGTCATATGGTGTTGGTATTTTATAGCCATTTTCTGTTTGTTCCATCTTTCGGGGATGTGCAACCAAAAATAAATGTGTATTCGTTTGCTGACAAAATTGAGTTATCTCTGATAACATTCGCCCAATGTATGAATGGTCTTTTTGTTCTGAATGATCCAACATATTCCAAGGATCAATCACACAAATATTAATACCCTTTTGCAAAACTAAATCTCTGAATCTGTCTAAAATTGATTTCAATGTCAAATTTTCTAAATCAATTTTGACAAAGAAGAAATGTTCTTGAATAAAGTTTTTTGAAAAATTAAGATCATCGTTATTACATATTTTCTCGTTCAATTTATTTGCAATTCTCTTTATATGACCTTCATAAGGAAATGACTCAGGAGCAAACATTCCAATTCTAAAATCATTTTCCAATGCTAAATTACAACATAGCTGATCAACAACATCTGATTTGCCTGAATTTGGTATTCCGGAAATTAATGTCCATTCCGATAATGCTAACTTGAAATAATCATCAGATGTACCAAAGCCGATTCCATAGTTCTTAATTCCATTTTGATTGTAATTTAAAACATCATCCCATATGTCATTTAAATTTACAATTCCTTCTAATGGAAAATTTTTAGCGTTTTTTAAACAGTTTTTTAACGACTCTTTGCCCTCGTTAACTAAAACATCATTAGCATCTTTATATTTTCCAAAATCAACGTATTTGCATCTATGCTTACCAAATCTCCTCGCCAATTCATTACGCAATGATAACCCTGCTTCATCTGTATCTGTACAAAGGATTATTTCAGTTTTTATATTTTGAAAATACTTCCAACAATTGTCAAGATATTCCAACCTTTGATTCCCTTTTGACGCTCCATTTGGAACTGAACAAACCGAATATATACCGCACTCGTGAACTGATAATGCATCAATTTCACCTTCAACAATGTAGATTGTTGAACTATCTTTTATTTTGTCAAGTCCGTAAAAAATCAACTCAGCACCGCTTACCATTTTAAAATCTTTTCCGGCAGATCGGTGTTTTATATTGACCAACTGATTATTTCGATAATAATTAAAATTAATCGATAATCTTTTTTCGTTTGCTGATGGAAAAAATTGAAATGATTCTGTGATTCGCCAATTTTCTAAAGTTGGTTTTGATATTCCACGATTTCCAAAATATTGAATTATTTTGTCAGATAATGGAACAACGGATTCAATTGGTTTAACAAATTCTTTTTTTGGCTTAAATTTTACATTGCCTGACCATCCGCAGTTATGACAATTATAAACACCTTTTGATAATGATATTGATAATGGCTTATCATTTTTATTTTTTCGTGTTCCTGAGCATTTCGGACATTTTAATTTTTGCTTGTCAGAATTCCCTGTTGGTATTATACCAATATTTATAAACTCTTGCATTTGTTGAATTTAATTGTGTTTTTAAAAAAGATAGTCTTTCCTATCAGTCAGTCTTATTGCAATTTATTGATTTTATGAAACCCAAATGTTAGGTAAAGAGCATCAATTTTGACTCACGCATTGCAACGACCTACATTAGCGACAACTAAGGATTTATATTGCTCTTTTCAAATTTACTTTCCAAAATTAAAAAATTTATTTTGATAAAAAAGTATTTTTTTTGTCATTTTATCTACTTTAAATCTAAAACATTCTTATTTGTGATTGATGCTGTTTTATTCTTTTTATTGCTTGGTCGTAGTATTGCTTATCAAGTTCACAGGCAGTCAAATCAAAACCTAAATTATGACAGGCAATAGCTATTGAGCCACTACCTAAATGTGTGTCTAATATTTTATCGCCTTTCTTTGCGTAATTCATCAGCAACCATTCGTATAATGATATCGGTTTTTGTGTAGGATGTATTTTGTTTTTATTGCAGTATGCTTCTGCTCTTGACATTCTAAATGCTTTTGCCGGAGATTTAAAAGATGTCCAAGCAGTTTCAAATACTGCACCGCTAAACTCTTGCATTTTATCCCATATAATTAAACAAGGAGTTGAGTATAAATACTCAATCATATAGTTTCCTCCCCAAATGATTTGGTTATTAGAAACTCTAAATAATTCATTAAAATATTCTTTATTCGGTATATTTTTATCCCATTTTTTATTATCATATTTCTTCCAATTTTTATTTAAATTTGGATTTTTAACTTGATTCATCCAATCAATACCATAGGGAGGATCAACAATAGCAAGATCAAAGTAATTATCTTCGTACCTTGCCATTAAGTCCATATTATCTTCGTTTGTAATATTTATCATATATTTTCAATTTATTCATTCTTGACAAAAATACCATTGACCATTTCACCTTTTCTTTTTGAAATTATTGCATAGACTGAATTAACGCAATGCTCAATGTTAAAACCTTTCATTTTTGCCAATATTGTAAGAACAACAACACAATCTCCTATTGCATCAATAAATTTGGAATAACTGTTTTCTTGCATCGCTTCTGATAATTCTCCTACTTCTTCCATCAATTTTAAAAATTGCGTTTCTTGACTTGCTTTGTCAAAAATTTGTTTTTCGAATGCCCATTCTCTTATTGGATCAAATTCATCTTTTAAATTCATAATCTTTTTAATTTTAATTTTAACTCCTTGTAATTTATTATCGTTTCGCCATCATAATATAATATAATGTGATCGCATTTGTTTTTAGACATATATAATTCTCTCTGTTTTTGATGATTTTTCTTTGCGTTAATCTGATATAAAGTATTCATTTTTAAATACGAAATTGGCTTTATCTGTATGCCTAAAACTATATTATCATTTTTAAAACATTCGATATCTGTGAAATAATTTTGATCGGTTTCGAAATCAGATTTTTCAAAATTAAATTCCGGATGTTTTGATTTCAGAGCTTTTATTATTCTAAATTCAATCTGAATACCATTCCAAGTTTGACCGATTAATCTAAATGTCATATAATTTTTGGCATCTTCAAAATCCAATTTGTGAACATCTTGAATGTAATTAATTATATTTTGCATCGCCATTATATCTGATTGCCTGAAATAATACGTTTTCCATTCATCCATTGTGATTGATTTTACTGAATGATAAAAGTTATCAAAGATTAAAGAACATTTTCCTACTTTATCCGGTGAGAATAGTTTGTTTAAAAACTTATCACGATTTAATGTTTTATAAATTCTTGAATCTAAATCTAACTTAAATATTTCCATATTTTTAATTATAAACCACAATAACCACTATCGCAATCATTAAAATCATCATCAAACAAATCAAACTGTAATTTTGTTTTTTTTATATCTGCGTAAGTAATTCCGTTTTTAAATGTTCTTGATTTATTACCTTTTTGCTCTTGATTAGCAAACCAATTAAACTTATTAGGATTCTTTTCAGACATCAACTTTAATAAAATTTCGTTTCTATGAAAACAACCAACGCAATTATTCATATAAGCAAAACGTACATTTTTATTTTTCCAATATTTTTCAACTGTGTCTTTAAATATATTATCCTCTATTAATGGAAATTTTGGTTTTTGCCATTCAATATTCGCCCATTTATTTTGATTTGTTTTTCCATTTCTCTTGCCGATAATATCTTTCATTTCAAGATTTCCATTGTCATTAACCTTTGACAACATTGTCTTTGCCCTTTTTTTCTCATTTGCACGATATCCAATCCTTGTTTCAACAACTTCATTAATATTTTTTTTCCACCATTGAAAAATTGGTTGTAATTTCATTTCAGTTGTACAAAATCTTTGCGTAACATTTGGAAGATACATTTTTCCATTTCTATTAATTATTTCATCGAATGTCCTTCCACTTACCCAATCTATTTTTTGTCCAATAAATTGTTCTAAATCTAACATAGTGTAAATAATTACATCATCCTCTAAAGTCCCTATAAATTCATTACCTATTTTATCGGAAACCATTTGCCTAACCTTTTTATCAGGAAACATACAATTTTTATCATCTGTTCTGACTAATGCAAATACATTGTAATCAGCAGGATAATTAACCGCTATATAACTTGATGTTTTACCACCACTTAAACTGTTTACTGTTTTCATAATTAAAATATATTTTTGCCATATCTCTCTGCAAAGTAATCGATATATAAAATTCCTTCTTTATTTTTCTTTCTAAGCTTGGATATCGAATAAAAATTATCCTTCCAAAAATCATCATCTCTTGCCTTTTTAACGATATAATAGACTTGTCTTGGATCATAACCATCAATTCTTTCTAATTTGTCAATCACCGACAACCAATCTATTTTTTGTTTTCTGTTTTTTGGTTGGAATCTTTTTGGGAATAGTGATAAAATATGAGGATATGATTCAATAGAATTTTTTGAAAAATCAGATTTAACACTATTACTTTTATTAATATTACTTTTAATATTATAAGATATATTAGTATTAATATTACTTTGTTGCGGATTATCCGTATGCGGTTTTTCCGTTTGCGGTTTTCCCGTTTTCGGTTTATCCGTTTTCGGATTATCATTTAAAATATAATTGTATCCTGCAAACTTTCCCTTAACTCTAACTTCTTGCCTGATAAGATAACCGAATGATATAAGTTCTTTAATTCTGTTGTTGATTGAATCCCTTCCATCTTTAAAGTGACCAACAATAAATTCAGTTGATATTTTAAATTCAGAATTATGACTGAATAACCAACAATACAGCCCGGTAGCACCGGATGATATATTTTTTTGGCGAAAAATATAACTTGGAATTACAGTGAACTGATCGTATTCTTTCGGCTTAATAATTTTGTTTGTTTCCATAATTTTAAAAAGAAAATCCGATCCAAAGCCATAGGAGAAGCTTCAAACCGGATTCATCAACAAAAACACAATTGAATAAAACAATGTAAAGTTGTACTGTCGCTCCTATTCGACATTCAAATATAGAATATTAATCAGAATATTCTTTCAAATCTTGTAACATTTTTTCAAATTTTGCAAAAGTATATTTTACCTCAGCAAATGATATATCGTAAGTTCCAAATTTAGAACCTAAAATTTCAATGAATAGATTGAATTCATTGTCGCTAATTGCACCAACAAACACATAGTGATCTTTTTCTATAATTTTTGTTGACCTGCTTATTTTTTGTGATGTTTCATTATAGAACATCAATTTAACATCTTTCATTTTAAATAATTATCTATTATAGTTTTTACTTCATCGAAACTGTTAGACCAATACGATTCCCATTTCGCATTTTCAAGTACATTTAAGCATCTAAATTGACTTTCCGTAGGCTTATTATATCCAACCTTTAATTCAATCGCTAAACCACACTTAAAATCGTTTTCTGTTTTTTTTGGATGAAAAATCATCACATCCGGAATCCCTTTAGTACCCCCAAGATATTTAAACTTGTATCTTTCAAATGCAGTTCTTTTGCCCTCACTTGGAACGTGGATAGCGAATACATTCGGATATTGCAGTTTAATATAATTCATCACCATATGTTGCAAGTGATCTTCCTTTCCTAAATATTTTTCAAACGGATTTCTCAAATTTTCTATATTTTTTAAGCATAATGCTTCCAAAGTTAAATACAAATTTTCAAGATATTTATCAAATGGAATCATATCGTTTAACTTTTGAAGATTGACCATTACTGTTGAGTGATCACAATTAACCGATTCGCCAATCATTTTAAATGATGCTTTTTTAATATGATCCCTGCATATTTTAAAATAAATCTTCCGGGCATCTACATATAAACGCTTTCTTGTTTTAAATCTGATGTCTATGCTTAGATAGTCATTGATTACCTCCATTACTGATTCGCAATCGTGTAATGACATTTTACAAATTTGCTTGTGAGTTAACTCCATATTTACAATATAATAGAACCATCTTCAGCCAATTCATACCCTTGATACAATTCAGCGTTTTTTGTGGTCAAATAAAATTTCCAATCAGACAATGATTTCTTCAATGTTGCCTCTCCAAATGAAATCATATCATCAGATAATGAATAAACTTGACAACTAAAAGGATAGTTTGTTTCAACTGCTATGAATTTAAAATATCTCGGATCAACATTCAGCATTTTTGAATAACAGACCGCTTGTAACGGATAATTATATTTATAACAATCTCTCTTAAATGCTTGTGGTGAATTGTCTTGGCAACTCTTTACATCTGAAATAAAACCTAACAAAGAATTAAAACAGTCCGGTCTAACCCTCACTTTAACTCCGTATAATTCACCGAAATATGAACTTTCAATTTCGCCTTTGCAATAAAATTGTGCAAGTTCATTAGTGCTGAAATTTTCTTTGATACCATCTATTATTTCAATCTCTGAATCTTTTAGCAAAATTCTATCTTCTGCTATTTTTAATAATTCTTTTTTTTGCTCCTTTCCATCTTTTGTCCTGAGATCGATTTTTGGCATTCTGAAAAACTCCTTGTCAAAGTTTTGTGGTTCAAGTAATGTTGTATGTATTGCTGATCCTAAATTCATCGCTGATGATGAAAATGGTTTTTGATTTAAATAATGATAAACCGATTTCTTATATATCATTTTAAGACCACTCGCTGAAATATGCGTTTTGTTTGCGTGATACTTTTCGTTTGTTAATTCTTTTTTTTCCATTTGTTTTGTTTTAAATGGGTGATCCGTAGACCACCCGATTGATTAATATTAAAAAGGATAATCCTCTGAAACTGATTTTAAATTAGCATTATCTGAATCTGATGATTCGGTTTTTTCTTTTTCCGGCTTCCAAGTGTTAACCAAAACTGAAACATCCTTGCCATAGTTATCAGGTTCTTGCTTATCAGATACATTTAACTTGATATACTTCTTTCCGTTGTATTCAAAGATATGTTCTGATGGAAGATCACTTAGGTTAATGGTTACCGCTCTGAATGTTCCATATTGTCCGGTAACTTTCTTACCACCTCCTGCGTAAATTGTTTTTTTTGGTTCTGACATTTTATTTGATTTAAAAATTAAATTTTTCTTTGATTGTTGCTCGATATTCTTTTTTCATTCGAAAATTCTTGACAACTGATTCCGCTTGTTTTTTTGTTCCTTGTAATGTTGATCGCAATTGAGATTCTGTCAACCAAGAGCGATCATCTTTTGTTTTTTCTTGGTTGTGTATTGCGTTTTGCATCTCTTGTGCTGAAGCAATAGATGTATCTATTCCAATTCCTAAATAACCCAATGCTCTTCCTAATGCTGATGTAAAACCATTTTCAACGAATGATGTTTTGTTGATGTAACTCGAATCCCTGTATTCTTGTGCGTGTGCAGAAGAAATAACATTGCCTTTCTCATTTGATATCTCAACATAAAATACACCTTCGTTTTCATTCATTAGATGAATTGTTTCCTTAATCGACCAACCATCGTATTTTTGGTTTTCTCTAAAATGTTTTAAACGTTCATTGACTGTTATATATTCCTTCCCTTTGATGTTTATTGATTTCATATGCCTAAGTTTAACAATTTAAAATTCAATTTTTTTAATGCGATCACTTCACCGACTGTTAATGTATCCGGACTTTTTAACTTTGATTTTAAAGTTGGCATCGTCATTCCTAATAATTCGCAAACTTCATAACGCTTTAATTGTAAGCGTTTCATATCGTTTATGAATTCCATTTCAAAACTGTTCATATCTATTTATTTTGGATTTGTTTTTCTATTTTATTTAATATCGTTTTTGCGTTTTTGCAAGTATAATAGCTTCTATCCTTTCTAAGCATTTTAAACCCCTTTTTTTGAATCAAATCATTGTAATGAATGACTAAGTTGTCATTGCTTAAATTAAGTTCTAAATATCGCTTTTCTGAGAAGATGCCTCTTATTCTTATTTTACCATCTACAAAGTGATTGATTTGAAAATAAGATTTTTCGATTTCTGTGTTTCTCGTGTAAGTAAAGTTGATAAATTCCATAATCTTTTTGATTTTGTTTCTGCAAAAATACAAATATATTTTAAGATTTAAACTATATTTTTTAAAATAATGTAAAAAAAAAGGGATCGTAATGATCCCCTTTATTTTAATTAAAATAGTGTTTAGATAACTTTAATTGATTTTAAATCTGCTTTTGTCGACTTTGCCATTGCGTTAGATGATGCTAAAGCTTTTTCTATCGCTTCATTTTCGTTATTAGCTTTGACATTTACTGTCCAAATTCCTGCTTCATAACCATAAAAAGATATTTCAAAATTTTTCATAATATTTGTTTTTATATAAATTCATTTATTAATTCTTTAGCTTCTTTAACAGATATGTTTGATGTCAAAAAATGCTTGCCATTATTTAAAAAAAATACTCTATCATATTTATCAGTAACGTAAATAGTAAATGTACCAACAAAATAAGTATTGTTTATTTTGCTAAAATCTAAATCTAAATCTATTAATGCTTTAGCGATGTTTTTTAAGTTTTTTAAATTATTCATAATTTCTGTGTTTTTGTTGATACAAATCTAAAAAAATATTTTTAATTACAAACTGTATTTTAAGGAAAAAAATAAAAAAATAAAAAAACCCGGATCAAGCAGATGCCATCACCGGGAATACAAACAAAAGAAAAAAGAATATTATACTTCAAATTTCTGCTTTAATGTCGCAGAAAGATCATCATCTTGATTTGGAACGTGCATTATAACTCTCGATTCATTTGCCTTTATATCGAATCTCATTGCATCTATGTAGCAACTCACCGGTTCTTGCAAAACGGATGTTCCGAAATTAATCCAAATTTTATTGTGCGGCATTAATGGAATGGCAGTTCTATTGCTCAAAGTTCCTTCATATCTCGGTAGATAATTTCTGTGATCATTTAAAATGTATCTTGGTATTATCTCAGAAATACGTTTCGTTGTATTGTTAAACTCATCAACTGCCCTTCTGACTTCTAAAATTGAATCGCCTTTGTCGTAATTAACGTGGATAAAATCTGATAATAATGAATCTTCCGATCTGTATTCATAACTATAATTTCCGGAGTCCCTTGTAAGTTCAAATGTATTTTTCGAAACATCTGCTTTTATCGTTGCGTTTTGACCAACAATATTTTCATTAAAAATATCTAAGAAAACACCGCAAACATTTACATAATCATTATTTGTGCCGATCAACTCAATCTTGCAATTCGTGTAAGTTGATGCAGGAAAAATTGGTGAAATGTCAGGAATTTCAATGTCGTGTTCAACCCATATAAATTGATTTGTGCGTACTAAATTGTTTACAACAGATGTACTTGTAAATGTATTATTTGCCTCATCAAAATAAACTGTTTGCGATCCATTAAAACCACTCAATCTGTATGTTATCGCTCCCGATGGATTTGACAACGATAAATAGGTTAATTTAAACTTGTAATAACCATCATTAGATTGTTTTTTTAAGGTAAATAAATCTGATGTAACTGTTTCGTTGCCAACCCATTTTAAAGATGTATTTGTCTTAAATGGTTCAGTCGTAACAAATGATACATTTGAACCGCCTAACTCCCATCCTGCATAAACTCCCGATCTTGGTTCTGACCATTCTAAAAAAGGATTTTGATTTATAAACTCAAATCTGTTTTCCAACGAATTTACAAATGTTGCTCTATTTAATGGTCTTAACATCTGTTTTGTTAAATCACCATTTATTGGTTTTAAATCCTCAGGTAATTCAAACAATACATTTGTTGTTGTTGTACTTGTTGATCCGCTAAATGGAACTATTTTATATTTAATATTTTCTGAACCATTCGTTTGCAGGAATGATGTTTCAGTATCTCGAATTGATGTACCTGAATAAGTACCATCCATTAAATCATCTTTAATCGACTGCTCTGAATATGCTGACTTGTTTACTATATACCATCTTCCAAAGGATTGAAATATTCTTGAATGCGTTAAATTTAGTATTTGTTTTAAAAGTTCTTCGGCATTTAAGAATCTTGATCCATCCTTCATAAATCCATATGGAACATTATTTGAATCATCAGTATTATCCCAAATTGAAAAATAAATATTATCAGACTCTTCGCCATTTACAAATAATTCGTTTGAATAATAAAACGACAATTCAAGACCTAAGTTGTTTAAAATCTCTTGAATGTATTCATTTGGATAGTTAACATCTTCAACAACATCACTACCGGACTGTTTGTTAAAGAATGGTATGCTATAATTTGATAATGTGCCTAATCCATCGATTGCCAATAATTCAATCAAATAAGGATCACTCTGTACGGATTCTATATATGTATCATTTACAAGCCATCCTTTCCAAATTGCAGTATAAAAACCACTTATTTGAGCATACACTATAACTTTAAATTCTCGCTCATCATATTCATAAAAATTTAAATATGAAACTGAATCCGTTGTGTAAAGTTGTATGGTGCAAGTTGATCCTATTATTGGCGAATAAATATCATCTTCTGATGTCCATTCAATAACCACCGGACTTTCAGCACCAATCATATCATCAACTGATCCTGAATAATTTTTTTGATGGATTTCAAGCTTGTATGAACCGCCTTTATCATCGCCAAAATTTAAACGATATCTTGCCGAATAACTCATTAACCTATAATTCTATTTCGTGTTTTGTTTGCCCTCTGCAAAGCCAATATTAAATCCTGACCTTGCAACCTAAAATCACCCGATAGTTGATTACTCATCATTGTTCTATTGGCATTTAATCTGCCCATTGATCTTGATGGTGATATTGATTTCGGAATAAAGGATTGACTACCTAAAGCAGACCTCCCTGATAAACCGCTTATGTCCCCAATTCCCGATAATGCACCAAATAATGATCCAAAACTAATTCCTGCACCGGGAAAAATTGCACCAATACCCAACGCTAACGCTCCCGATACAATTGCCGCAGTTATTAATTTTTTAATCAATTTTCCAAGCATATCCATCAACTGTTTAAAGAATGGTTCACCTTCACCGATTGTTTCAAAAATACCCATTAGCGATTGACCAAATCCAACCGCAAAACTTTCTGATAATCTTAATCTATTATTTATTTTTTGCAATGAATTATCTAAAATATTAATATCCTCTGATGCAGTTGCACCTTCAGTATCAAAACCTTGTAAACCTACTGATGTTATTGAATTTGATACTGTTGCTAATTTTCTTCCGGTATTATCTATTGACTTTGATAAACCATCATAACCAAGTTTTAATGAATTTAAATATTCAGTAGCTTTCTGTTTCGCTAAATTTGACTTTTCTTGTTCTGTTTTTTCTTTGTGCAATTTTTTAGCTAAACTTTCAGTTTGCAAAGCAAAAAATCTTGCAGGATCACCTGCGGATTTTATAAAATTTATAAATGTTGTTAATCTATCTGTTACCGGATTTAACTGATAAAGCAACTCAGTAGTTGCAATTGTTACTGCCGATATTAATGTTACAAATAAACCGATTGGTGATATTATAGCACCTACAACAATTGATAAATTCCCGAATGCAGTAATTAATAATGGCAACCCTGCGGTTAGCAATCCAATAGTCATTACTATTTTTTTAGTTTGATCATCAAAATTTTTAAATTTTTGGATAATATCATTTGCCTTTGTAACTGCACTCGTAAACAATGGCAAAATTTCTTTTCCAAAAGTTTGTCCTAATTCCTTTAAACTTTCTTGAAATATCCGCATTTGATTCGCTGAACCATCTGATGTCCTCGCAAAATCACCTTGTGCATTTTCAGTTTTCGATAAAATAAATTGATATCGCAGATTAATCTTCTCCGCTTGTGTCATCTCCTTGATATTCTTTTTAATACCTTGTTCCATTGCGAATTGCTTCAAGTTGACTTCTGTCATAACAATTCCCAATCTTTTCAATGACTCCGTTTCTCCGGTGAAAACACCGCTTAAAGCAGTTGTAACCTCTTCTATATTAATATTTTTAAACGATGCCAAATCTCCTGCTAAACCAACCATTGATGTTGATAATAATGATGCATCATCTCTTGCGATTCCCATTCCCGTAGCCATATCTCCAAATAAAGCAGACATTTCTAAAGTTGAACCTTCAGCAATTCCAAATTGCTTTAAAGTTGTTTTAGCAAAATCTTTAACATTATCAGAAGATGATCCAAAAGCAACGTCAACTTTATTTAGTGATTCTTCAAAATCACTTGCCATCTTAATGGCTGAACCTCCTAATATAGTTAAAGGTAAAGTTACCTTTGTTGACAATGAAGAACCAATGTCTGTTAATTTACCTCCAAAAGATTTTAATTTTGTTGATGCTTGATTAATTCCCCTAACTAATCCGGATGTATCGGCAGATACAATTACTCTTAACTTTTGATCCATATAGCAAAAATACTAAATTAATGGCTTATCAATTTTTTTGGTTGCATTCTCAACTTTCTTTAGAAATGCTTCATATTGTTCCTTAGTAGATTTGGGTTTTCCTTTTCTTGAAATTTTATCTTGTGGTAGCTTAAATAAATCTTCGGGTTTTACCATTTGCGATCTTTTTGTCGCATTGGTATTATATAGTATTGTAGCTAAATACCTTGTTTGTTCCCATTGTTTATTTGAAGAAATGGTATAAGATTCACCTAACAATTGATTTTCCTTCCAAGTATAAATCCAAAAATCGTTTGGAGAAATTCCAACTTGACCAATATAGAAATCTAAAACATCATCCCAAGTTAGGGATTCATCTATTTTTTTTTTGGGTTATCTTCCCTTCTTTGGATGCCTCCGTTTAAATCGTTTCCAAGTATTCTGCTCTCCATCATAGCCATAACAATTTGGTCAAGTTTATCAGAATCTAAGTCTTCCATCCAAGCACCAACTTTGAATTCATTATAATCTATTTCGTTTCCTTCCTCTTGATCGTATGCTAATAAACCTGAATAAATCAATGTTCGGATTGTGGACAATTTAACACCGCCCTCAAATACATTTCCAATTTCATCAAGCTTAATATCTAAGATGTCGGTAAAGTTTGCCCAAAAGTTCATTGAGAAATGAAGCGTTCTGTTTTTACCTCCTAATTTTGTAGAAAAATATCCTCTTCTTTTGTTTTTCGCCATAAAATAAAGTTTTGGCGATCTCGATAAAAGACCGCCAATTATTAAGGTTTAATTTGTCGCTGATGTAATTGCTCCGGTTGATGTAATTGATCCGCTAAATGATACCGGACTCTCCATCTCAGCAGTATAATCTACTGATGACAAAAAACCTTCGCCCGAATACACAACATCTCCGGTTTCATCAGTTCCAAAACTAAAATCAATCTTTTGTCTTGAAATTACAAAACCCATTAACGTATCAATATCCATTGAATCGGAATAATCAACCAATCCATCAAATGTGATCTCCGCTGATTTTACTCCTGCAATCACTTCTTGCCATCCGCTCGAATCTTTTGTTGTCGCAATTGGAAGATCATTTGATAATGATATTGAACAAGATGTTGTATGTCCTATTGTCGCTAAGGTACCACCATCAGCGATGACTTTTAAAATTAAATTAGTTCCGTTAAAAGTTCCTGATGTTGCCATAACTTATTTTTTAATATTTTAAACAAAGATAATTAATTTATTCATCATAAGTCAATCCAAAAAAATTGTGCATATAATGATTTAGTCCGGTCAATAAATATTGTTGCCAACCATCCGGATAAATTGGTTCATCATTATCATCTAAATCTAACCCTTTCCATAAAACATCCACAGAATATTTATCAGATAAAATTGGCGGTGTAATTTCATTTCCTTCTTCATCATATTCGCCCTCATCTAAAGGAAGAAAACCCAACTTAACAATTGTATGCTTGTGATTTGGATAAACAATACCATCTTCTTCGATAGTTGGCAGAGCTTTTATTAGATCATCTGCTTGTTGCTTGGAATCGAATGTATATTTTCTGTAATATCTCATATTATGTAGTTAAACATTGCAATTCTGAATCTGTTAATGCTTCTTTAAATACTGCAATACATTTTATTTTTCCGTAAAATGGAGCATTAGCATCACCTTGTGAAAGTTTTAATTCTCTTAACCCCGAATGCGTAAAAGTAGTTGGGGATGTTGACCTTTCTACTCCATCTACCCATAATGCAGAATCTCCACTTTTATATTTAAACGCTATTTTGTGAAAATCAGTAATATCAGTAACAGGATGATTCATATCAACTTTAGTCAATCCACCACTTCTTGTAAGTACATCAATTCTATTTTCAATTGTTGAATATCTTATTCTTAACGTTTCATCGTTAGTTCCATCACAAATAGATATTGTTCTGAAATTACTATCTAAACTTACTAAAGATGCAGTTTCAAGATATAATACACCTTCTGAATCGTTAAACATTGTTGAGTCACCCGAACCACTTGCGACTTCTGTATCTCTTGTTGCAGTACTTCCGTTTGTAGGAATGTAGGATGTAACAAAATCAGATAGTTCAGCTTGCGCCCCCCAAACATATACTTCTGTTAATGTTGAAGAACCTCTGAAATCAGCCGCATAAAAACCATTTGCCCCCGTTGATGTGGTAAGACCATCAACCTCAAATCTTTGCCATTCATTAGTTATTGTGAATAAATTATTTGTATTACCATTAAAGCTACACAAATGTAACTGTCCTGTTCCGCTAACAGTTTTTGCCCAAATACTTCTTTTATGTGTTAAAAGATTTGTAGGATTAAAACTAAGTGTGACACCACCATTATGAGATATTTTGTAAGCATTATTTCCACCATCGGGCGATGGAAAACCTCCAACTCTTGTACCTCCTGCATATTGACTAAAATCTTCGGAATAATTAAGCAAATTTGTTGCAGTTGGTTCTATTAACCAATGCCCTACACCACCTTGATAATCGATTCTTGGAATGTCCACTCCTACTGATTCTATATCGCCATCACTTGCATTTCTTGTTTGTGTAGCTGATGTTCCTCTATCAAAATATAAGTCCGCAGGTAGTATTTCTTTTACAGAAACGTTGTCAATTGAAAACGATGTCTCTGTGCCTGCATTTCTAAAAATTAAAAGTCCACTTGTCCCGAATGGTGCGGTAAAGTCATAACTATAACTCCCATTTGCGGTAATACCTTCAACTATTTTACTTGCGTTGTCATTATTATTTCCTAAGAAAACCCTAAAAGTTCCACTTACATAATCTAACACATCAAACTTTACTCTATATGTTTTTCCACCGCTTATCCCTATGTTTTCAGTTTTCCTTAAAGTTTGATTGTTATTATCTATTGTTGAAGTAGCTTTCCCATTTGATATACTCCAACCACTCCCTAAAAACCAATCAGAATTAGTTGAAAAATCACCATTAACAATAAGTTCTTCGCTTAAATCTAAGTTTGGTTTTACTGCATTGATACTTCCTACATTATACCCTGCAGGAACGTGGATTATACTTGCTTTTTCTAATAGATTACTCATTACGATGTGCAGTTTTTAAATTGTTCTAAAATAACAGTAGCACCATCTTCATTCTCGTAATAAGTTGATCTTGATTTTAACGCACCCAACAATTGGCTTATTAATGTCGAAATTGATGATATCTTTGAAACGCTAATTCCTAAACCTAACATTATCTTAAATAAGCTATTACTTTTCCTGATGCAACGGCAATATCTTCCAAGTTTCCGTAAACAATATGACCGCTTAATAATGTTAATGATGTAACAGATGTATCACCGGATGTATCGTTGCAATTAAATGTAATGACTGAATCTTCCATTGATTGGATTGCACAAAAATCTTCATCTGCCACCGATGTTGATCCCGATGCTAAAACTCGTAAACCTTTATCGCCAAAACTTAATTTTTGAAATTCTTTGGTGTAGTATAAATTAGATGCCATTTTTTTATTTTTTTACAAATTTAACAATTTTACTTTTTAGCTGATGTCCCGTAGTAATAAGCAAAGATATTTCCAACAACAATTCCTTCAACCATCCCCATAAGATGAACAAATAATTTGTTGTCTGATACTTCAGGAATATAAACTATTGCATAAATTATAAAAACAAAAGAAAGTAATCCGGTCAGACCGGTTGCCAACATCATCCAATCAATTCCGTTTTTTCTAACTGAAGATTCCCTTTTTCTCGCTGAATCACGGTCAGCAATTTCTAATCTGTAAACCTCTTGAAGATGATTATTGGCAATTATCTTTTGTTGGTCAGTCATTTCATCATCTTTATCAATTAGATTTTTAACAACTCCCAAAACACCACGATCGGGTAAAACATCACCAATTTTATCGAATAATTTTG